CATTATTCCATACCCACTCTTTACCTTCCATAATACCTTCAACGAAGGCTTGAGGTGCAGAAGGGTCTGCAACAATATCTGCCGCTGTGGCAAGATAAAAATCATCTTTCACATAATTCGCACCACCCTTAGATTCTAGTGAACCCATACCCCTTGAAGAGACACCAAGTTTACCACCATCTTTGATTAGTGCTTTCGCAATTTCCCCCATCGGTGTTGAGAGCAACTTAGCCTCGCCGATAAAGTTCTTTCCATCCGCTTCCAGTTTTGTGATCATGTGCGATACTCTGTCAAGATTGACAGTTGGGCCCTCTGGATGTCCAAGTTCCCCAAACGCACGACCTTCAGCAACAAATTCTTTATTATACCTTTTGACTTCTTTATTCAAGATTCCAAAAGGATAGACCCGACCGTTTCTGTTTTTCTGGTCGGACTGCATGAAGATTCCACGAATCTTCATTTCTTTACCACCGTCTTTTTCTTCAACGATGTATTCTACATCTTGTATCTGTTCTGCTATAAGTTTCATATCTTAATACCCCGAATTCGTAATTGGTGTTCCATACATTGATGTAGCACCACGAAGTCCTTCACCAGCATTCATATGAATGACAATACCAGCACCAGCACCGACATAGATAGTTCCTACATCGCCATCATCGGCGGCATTACGGACTGTAACCGTTCCAGCAGAACCAGTATTGAATACCCACACAGCATTGTCATCTGTAAAACCAGTTGTTCCAGTTGCTAGTGCAGTTGCATTTCCTTTTACTTGCATAACTGTTTCTCCTACATTACCGTTAATACTTCTTTTTCAAAGTAGTCCATTATCTTCTTTGAAGGAACTCCGAACTTCTTTGAAACAGTTGTTATTGTTTTCTCAAAAGTATTTAGGAAATCGGAAGGTTTCGCATCCATTTCCTTGAAAATAGCGTCCACAGCTTTACGCATCTTGGGAGTAAGTTTCTTATACTCCCTAGACATCTTATGCTCATCTTTCTCTGGTAGTTCAGTTTTGAACTGTGAAAGGGTTTTAGTCACTCTTTTCTTCTACCTCTGGAATGTGATGTGTAACGAATGTTTTCGCAACATCTTGTCTTTTTGTTTCCAATGCATCTCCCACCTTTTTAGCGAGCGCATTGTTGAAATGTGTTTCCGCTGAAAGGTTATCACCAGATGCAATTGAATCTACAAAGTCTTTTACATTGTCCATCATTTATCTCCTTTTGTTGGATCGTTATGGGCAAACATACCATCGTCTGCGCCCATGTCATCTCCACCAGATTCGTCTTTAATCTGGTTTTGAATTTCGTCAATTTCCTCATCAGACTGTCTAAGGATATTCTTCTTCACATATTCTTTAGAGAAGTATGTTCCGACATATGACTCAACCTGTCCTAGCATGTCAAGTCTTTCTCTTAGAACCTCAGCAGCTTTTAGTTCTGCAAAGTGTCCGTCTGCAAGGTAATCGTATTGAATGTGTTCTTTAAATGACTCCCATTCTTCAGCAGCGATAACACCCTTTAGAATAAGTTGTGTTCTTAGAATATCAGAGAACAACATAGAGAACTTCTTACGAAGTCTCTGTGTGAACTTAGTAAATTTAAGTTCATCTCTTGTGATATTATCAGAACGACCAATCTGGAAACCACTTTCTTCTGCAAGTCTAGAAACTGGCACATTCAATGAACGGTAAAGTTTCTTTTGGAAGTAAGTAATGTCATCAATCTCACCTAGATTTGAACCACCAGGCAAGGTTGTGATTTCTGTTCCTCTACCACCTTCTCTACGAGGCAACCAGAAATCTTCCAACATTGACATATGATTTCTATCGTCACGAATTTCACCAGTTCTTGCATCGTATACTAGTTTGTTACGATAACGATTCATCACATCTTTTAGATATGATTCTGCCTTAATCTTAGGCAAGTTACCAACATCAATATAGAAAATTCTTCTTTCAGGCGCACGAGATATACGATAGATAACCAACGCATCTTCAATCATACGCAACTGATTGACAGGTTTGATTGCTTTGTTAAGATGAGATAGGACTGTTCCCTTGTGCATATCCACCAATCCAGATGGACAATATGAAATAGAATCAGCAGTAATTCTTATTCCACTTGAAGGGCCTGACGCCATATCAAAACCTTTATCATTGTATAGATAAAAGTCATCAACTTGTTTTACCATGTCGATGCCAGTTTTGGCATCAATCTGTTTTTTGTTTTCCCTCACTTTTTTAATCTTGCGAGGGTCAATATATCTTAGTTCTTTAATTCCCTTACGAGGTGATTTTGTATCAATAATTTTATGATAATAAATCCTTCCGTCAACATACCATCTTCTAAAAATGTCATGTCCTTTCGCATTGAAATCCATAAGTCTTAGGACTTCATCGAACTCTTCACGAATTTTAGATTTAATGTTTTGGGAAATGTCTAATCTGTCGAGTGACACTGAAACAGATTTATCTCTTTCATCAGAGACAATTGCTTCATTTACGATGTCCTCAATTGCACTGTCACACTCTGGTTGTTGTGCAATGTCACGATATCTACGAATTAAGTCAAGTTCGTTTTTGTCACGCCCGTCCATATCAAGGATAGACGCATAGTGTCCACCACCCGATACAACATCAAGCGTGCCATCATCAGTGGATGGGGCAGTGAAAGCATCACTGCCCTTTCCTTGATTCGCTCTTGTAATTCTGAAACCAAAAAGTTCCGCCATACTATAGTTCTCCTATTAATCCCTACTATTTAGTAGGTTTGTCAGATAGGATTATACGGCGCTTGGAGAGAACGATGTGTATCTCCAAGTTACATCAAAGGTTTCAATCTCGTTAGCGGTGTCGTATGATAGTTCAATCGCTGATATAGCAGTTGGCATACAGTTTCTAAGAACATATGCTTTTAGAATGTTATCATCACGATCTAGTTGTTCTACTGTGATTTGTGCAGTGTAATCACTTACATTCACAAGTCCAGTATTTTCATCTAGATTGTTCATACCATTCATCCAACGCTCCATCGCATTACGAACCATAAAGTCCGTATCGTTGATTACAGTTGTTGTCCATGTTTCAAACTCTCTGTCTCCAGCGAGATATAGAGTTCTACCTCTAAATGGAACTGCAACCTCAGCAATTGTCTGTCCTGGCAAAGATGTTGCTTTGCATAGGAAAGACGCACGATTGATGTCTAGTCCAGTTGTGATTGCTGGGGGAGTTGTAATAATCACACGATACTGGTTTGCTCTCGCACCACCACCGATAAGGTTTGATTTAAAATCGTCAATACTACTCATTTGTTATCTCCTTATCCGCCAATCTCACTGAAAGAAACACCAGTTCTAACAGCAATAAAGTTAAGTGTAATGAAGTTGATTGAACGAGCAGGTTTGATGAAGATGTCTGCAACAAACTCATTTCTATCAATTACTTCACCTGTATTATTTGTTTCATCAGCAACAACTGAGAAGTCAGTAATACCTCTTCTACCTTGAACATCTCTTAGGAAAGGTTCAACGAGGTTTCTGAATTGTGCCTGTGTGAAAGCATCATTGAACTCAAAGAGTTGATACTTAGCAGCAGTCGCAATTGCCTTCTCAAGAACGATGAATAGTCTACGAACATTGATTCTGTCAAATGCAGAAGGTCTTGAAAGCGCAGTCTTATCACCGAAGAGAACTGTTCCTTGGCCTGGGAATGTGCAAACAGGGTTTACACGAGCAGGATATAGAATGTCTCTTTCTGCTTTTGTTGGGTTGAATGCAAGTTTAACTGCACCACGAATCTGTCCTCTGTTGTAACCGCCTGGTGAGAACCAAGGCTCTGCAACATTGTCAGTGTTGGCACATAGTCCAGCAATGTCACCGTTTAGGGGAACATGGCGATAGACATCGTTATACTTGTCATACATGTATTTGTAACCAGAGTCAAATACTGCGTAAGACGAAGATGAAAGGTTATCAAAGAAACCTTTAACATTGTTTGTCTGAGCAGCACCAGTTGTTACACCAACAACATCCGCTCTACGAGGAGAGATGAATACAACGATATCTTTTCTTGCTTCTGCAAGGTCGATAAGGTTAGTTGCGTGTGTAATACCATCTGTAGAAGCAGGCGAAGTTCCTGCCATGACTAGGTTAATGTCTACTGTGTCTGCATCTGCAAACAAGTCATATGCAAGGTCTAGTTCGCCGATTGTTGGGTCATCATCTGTTCCACCAGCAAGGGTAGAAGTGATAACACCAGCATCACCAGCAGTAGAAGCATATGCATTACCAGATGCAAGATCTGTTCCAGCGTTTGATAGGGATGCATCGTGATCCATCCAACGAACATATAGTGAACCAGTGTTTACAACATTCGCATAGAAGTTAGTTCCACCTTGTGGTGTTCTAGCACTAGCAGCCTGTGAAACGAATGGGAAAGTTTCGATAACAGCAGTTGTTCTTTGTCCAGCAACATCACTATCAAATCCAGTGATACCACCAGTTCTGTCGTATACAACCACATGCATTTCGTCACTTGTTACACCTTTTCCAGTTGCCCAAGTTGATGTGCCTGGAGCACCATCGAATAGGTCATAGAACTTCCAGCGTCTACGAATTGCAGTATTATCTGCAACGATAGACTTGATACCACCACCGTTAGGGTTGTCTAGTTGACGAACTGTTAAGTCGTTAGTTGCAACAGCAGTAACTTCATACTGTGAACCGTCTGCTTCTTGGAAGTAGACAATATCACCAACTGAGAACTCTGCTCCATCATCAACTGTGACTGTTGTGTCACCAACTGCAAGAG